CACCGACCTTGGGAGTAAAAGTATCATGCACAAATAAACCTCCTATAAGGCTTGAAATTGCGATAAGAGCAGTAACTATGTAGTTCATGAGCGATTGGGTAATGAATAACTAGATGTACTTCTAGCGGTCAAATGGGGATCTTGGACAGGGTTCTCAATCAGTATCTCGGTTCCATCTTCCGTGGTCAGCGCAAAACCGTCTTCTTTGAGAAGGACGCCTGTGTTTTGGGTGGGAAGCACATAGGTTGAGGCGTTGCGAGGAGGCATGTTAAACGGGATTTACACATTCGGTGGTAATTACTTGCTCCACGGTTCCATTGAGGAGGACCAAGTCTCGCTTGTAGTCCCGTAGGCGTAACTGAAAGCGTTGCTCGTACTGATTTGCAAGATTGGGATTTGATGGGAGGAGATAGAGCGATGAAGCCTTGAGCGGAATGAGATCGTGGTAGGTCTCCATAAACCCTGGTATTACGGTTGTGTCATCATATTCAAACGCAACGGGAGAGCGTTGGAACTCGACATGCACGGTCCCATAGAGTGCCAGTGCTTCCGCTGAGACGGGGCAGTTGAGGAAAAGACTCTTTCCGTTCACGGTAAAGGAAGACGGAATGCCGTTTGTGGTGGTACGCTCCTCGATGGTTCCATTGTCCAAGTATTGCTTTTGTCCGTTCACGAGGAAGTAAACACCTTTGAGACGAAGGAAAGAAGCGACGTTCCCACCAAGGACTGCGACGGGAAGCGTGTAGTCTGCTTGCCCCACAACAAGAGTGATCGGTGCGTCGGGATAATCGCCGTAGTTATAATCATCAACGCTGACATGAGCATCAACGCTCATCCCAGCCATGTGGACCTCATAGAACGCCTGATTGTTCAGACCGCAGAACTGTTTGAGCAAAGTTCCCGAGATTGCCCCGTCTCCAAGACCACAGAGCATTTCTTCTCGTTGGATAATCCCCGTCTTCAATGTAGTGTCGCTATATTGCATCGTAGTTTTTGTTTATAAGCCCATTCCTGACCCCCACGAATGAGGGTCAGAGTGGAGTTAGAACTCCTGAAAACGTGCGGTACATACTCCTCCGTAGGTATACCCTCCGAGACCAGGCGTTGCGGTTTTCACCAAAACGTAGGTCGACGGAGCGATAAGGTCATCTGCGGCGGTTGCTCCTGCACTTGTCCAACTTGCGACACCCTGTGCGCCGGAAGCGACTGATGTTCCAGTCACGAGCAGAGTCGTGGTAGCCCACTGAGTCGTTGCCTTTGCGATGTCGATGTTTGCTGCGGTGCTTGTCCCGGAGTAAATCTGCCACCCGACGAAATCGAGGGTAGATGTTGCCGCCGGAGACTTAAACACACAGAGCGTGGTCGTTGCGACTGCCATCTGAGTTCGATATTGGTGGTTCATGACTCCTCCGAAAGAGAAGTATGAACTATTGAGGACCGGACTCGATACGGCTCCCACCTGCTTCTCTACGATAGTCTTGACGACTTCCGAAGGAGACAGGTAAGAAACACCGAAGGAAACCAGCACCGCCAACACCACCGTCACGAAGATATTTTTCTTATCCATAGTCTTTTTTGTTCGCTAATAAGTATTGCCAAACAAAGACTTATGCGACGAGAATATCGAAGAGCACCGGAACCATCTTCGCCCACGCCTTGAACTTTCGGTCAATACGGGTCTCAAGACCGATACCGGAAATCTGTGCGCCTCCGACGACGGGGTTCTGGATTTCGTTCATCTTCCCGTAGGTTGACTTCACAATACCAACATCGAATGCCTTCTTCACACCACCGAACACATGTCCTGCGACATTGCGAGAAGTGGAATAATGCTCAACTCCCATGTAGAGGAAGCCCTTCTTGATGCCGTTCTTCAACACATCGTCAGCGGTCGAGAATCCTTCTGCGGATGCAAGTTGCTCAACGAGGGTGAAGTCAGCCTCACGCCACTGGATGAACATACCGTTGCGGTCTGCTAGGTCTGCGCCTCCTGCGGTGCGAATCGCCTCCTTCATCTTGGTGATGATGGTCTTGATGTTCGAGAGAGACACGGTGATGTTTCCCGCTGCGCCTCCAATGGATGCGTTGTCGAAGTTCGTCCACTGTGCGTGCTCTGCGAGCATTGCAGTTTCCATGCCTTCGTTCAACACGACTGCCATGTTGTCCGCGATCTCCATGAAGTCCGAAAAAGACTTCTGTGCGAGGTCTGCGTTGTCAATGTGCTGTGCGGAACCGACATAATCCGTGATTGCAACGGTGTCTGCGTTCGTTGCGACTGCCACCGAGGTGTACCCGGTTCCACGAGTACCAGTGTACTGCGTCGAGTCCGTGAGGTACGGATTGCTCAATGTTCCCTTATCGGTGAAGCGAACTTTACAAATCTCCTTCCAAGCCATCGGTGAGTTCAAACGCTCCTGCAACTTGGTCTCTACTTCAATGCTGTAGACAATAGCCATAATGATAAAACTAGATTGCTAATTTTATCAGATGACTTTTTTATGAATTATAGAATACTCCTCCTCCCTGTTCTTTGGCGAGTCTTGCGTTGACTACCTTTGTGCGCATCTCTTTCGGGACTTCGCTCATCGGTTTGGAAAGCCAGTATTCGACACTGTCCATGGAGGCATTTGAGGTGCGTCTCCCTGTTGGTGTCGCTTTTTCCGTCTTATCCAGTTCCCGCAAATTTTCAAGTTCTGATTGGAAGTACTTGCTTTCGAGGACTTGTTCGAGTGTTTTTCCACTCTCCTTCATCATCTCTTTCACAAGTTCTGTTTCCTTCTCTCCCTTCACTCCATTGGCGACAAGAAAGGCTTTTTGTCCATAATCCAAGTCATCTGATTTCTTAGCGGTAGGCTCTTTCTTTGGTTTCGGTTCGGGCTCGGCCTTTTTAATCCAAGCACCATCCGCATCCCGTTCAAAACCTTCCGCTTTCTTAAGTCGTTCATAGAGGGACTGGTTCTTCGCTTTGAGCGTTTCAACCGTCTCCGTCTCGACTTCTTCCACGTCACCATTTAAAGAGTCGGTGGTCTCGATGTTTTCTTCTTCCATAGATTTATAGCGTTCTCACGCAATGAGGTTTAAGAGTCCTCTGCTCAATTACTGATATTATAGCACACTTTCAAATGTCAAACAATTAGCCCTTGTATCCACCGCACAGATAACAGTCCAGGCCTGAGTTATCGCAGTTCGAGCATACACCGTTTCGGGATTTCTTCACGTTCGGCTTGTACCCTCCGCAGAGATAACACTCCGCTCCTGAGTTCTCGCAATTCGGACATACTTTTACTTTCGGAGCCACCTCTGCGACTTCTTCCGTAACCTCATCGGTCTCGACTACATCTGCGACTTCGTCTACCAATTCATCTTCGATTTCTTTTCTTGGTCTTCCCATATATTTATTTATAAACGATAGTAATATCCGCCGTTCCACCGATCGTGGCATAGAGTCCGACGGTGAACTCGATGTCATAAAGCGGGATAAAACGCTCTGCTGCACCAAACGTGATTGTGTTACAAATCACTGGGACTGCAGCAGTAACCGCATCCCACAATTTCAACGTCCCACCTGTGTGGGAGTTGACAATCACTCCCTTAATCCTTCCATTCCCGGTCTTTACCAAACCGCTCGCAGAAAGATTTTTGTATGCGTATGCTTCCATTTAGATTGCTTCGTTATATGGAGTTTCAACATCCTCCTTTTTGCTTTTAATGTTTTCCAGCATATCAAGCGCATTTTTCAACGCATTGATACCTGCCCACTGTGCTCTCAACTGCTGACCGATAATCTCATCAGGGATCGGGTTGTTTACCGACAATGAGACGAGGCTAAAGGCACCATTCAAGAGCGGGTTGTGGGAATGTCCTTTCTCGACAACTCCATGGGTATAGAGTCCCTGTAAAAGAACTTTGCGGACGGCTTCAAACATTTCTTTGTCTGCAACAAACGTTTCGATTTTTACGATTTCCAAATCGGTAAGATATTCTTTCATGTAATTATGCTACTGCTAAAGTTGGTAATGCTTGTAATGGTTGCTCAGGCTGAGGTTGTTGCGCAGTCATATTCGAGAAGTCTACGGGACTGAACCCAGACGCTTCAAGGAGTTCGTTGTATTGCTTGGCAAACATCGACGCTCCTTGCGGGTTTCTGCTTGCTTCACGGAGTAGGTTGGTCAACTTATCTGCGAGAGCGGGAAGGTCTTTTTGCTTTCCTTTGATGGTCACAAAGACATCGACGGGGATACTCTTAAACTGGCCTTTGAGTTCGGAGAAGAACTGTCTCTTTCCGCTATCCATAAAGGCACGCTTTTCGGATTCGAGGATTTGTTCTTGCTCTCCTTCTTGGAAATTGTGTCCGTCGAGCACCATGTTTTTGATTTTCTGATTTGCCCGATTGGTAGCGATTGCACCGACGACTTCGTTCATCTCTTCGAGAGATAACTCCTCGGAGAATCCGTCACTAGTATCAAGGTCAGTAATGAGGTACTTCAAAATCCAGTCACGGAAGAGTACATCGGCAAAGAACGTGGAAATCTTCCCTTGGCGATATTCGTGCATACCCTGACCTGTTTGGACAACAAGGCTTTGGAGAGCGAACGGAGTGCCCGAAGTCGGCTGTACCCCAAGTTGAGGTTCTGACGCAGAGCCGAGAATACGCGCGTCATCCTTCATCTTTGCCTGATGGTTGGTGAACGCTGGGAGATTCAGAATGTTCCCGTCGAGTTTTGTTATCGGCTTTCCTGTTTCGTGCTTCAAGACGGTATTAAACTTCAAGTCGGTGATTTTCTGTCCGCCAAACTCTTCGGAGTCGGTCTGAAACACAGTGACTGCCGCGTCGAGCAACTGCTTGATTTTAATACCCGAGTAGTTGTTCCACACTTGCGGTTCGAAAAGTGTTTCGACGATAGAGCGTCCACATGCACGACCACGTGAACGGACACGATCAATTTTGAGTGCCTTAAAGTTATCAGACAACTTCTTGTCCTTCCCTGCGTACAGCGTGATACCGTTCTTCTTTCCGTTTTCGTCCGTGTAGTAGCACACCATGTGCATCTGCGGGGTGTAGGTATATGCGTCTCCACCTTCCACGAGCCAGTTTTCTGGGAGATTCCCTCTGAGTTCGTACACCTCGATATACTTGCTCGGAGTTTTTGCGGTCTGGTCGCCGGCGGTAGGTACCTTGGTTTCCGCTTTGGAGAGAAAGATTGCTCGGTCGATAGCGTCATCGTCCCACTTTCCTTTGAAGTCTACCAAGTCGGAAATGGTATATTCGTGGCGTAAACAAATAGGGCCAGACATGACATCGGACTGGTCACAGAAGGCGATGGTCTTCAAATCGACACACTCGGGACGAACGTTGTTCACATTCTTTACAAGGACAAGGTCATAAATGACGGAAGACTCCACGATATCGTCAATAAGGGTATCCAGTTCATACTTTCTCGCCCACTGAGGAAGACGCTTTTTGATGATGAAGGACTTATAGTTCTGGTGTATATCGTTCACATACGGCACGATGTCTTTCACATCGAAGCCCTCAGAGCGAAAAGCAACATTCACGATAGGGGTCACAATATCATCATACGGTCGCAGACCATCGTTTGCTCCAGTATGGAACCATCCATTTGCAACGTTGGTACATCGCTCGATGTGTTCGCTCATATTCCAAGACTTTGAACGAGTCAGAGGGATACGGACGGTCTTAAAGTTGTTTTCCTCCTGCTTGATGTAGTCAAAAACGGTTGTTAGTCCATCCATATCACAAAAAGAGATTGATTAAAAAGATTTCTAGAGCGGTATCGCTCGCAAATAACTGCTTTCCTTGTTTGAGACTGAGACGACGATCACGAGTGAAATCTCCCTTGGTGATTGTCATGTAGACCTCAGTGAACAAGACTTCCGGCTTCAATGATAAAATTGCTTCCCGTAAATTGTCGGTGGATACTTCGTGTGTTTCACCGTTCAGTGTCATCTTGAGATTGTACATAGGTGTATTATAACACAAAATATAAAAATCAAATAGCGGGGTTTGTCTCCTTTTCACTTCCTGAAGAAAATGTCGGGAGTTTCTTCGGTCGAGCATGGTGTCTCATTTGCCACGCAAGACAAAAAGCAATAAGGAGGTCAAAATGCCTAGTGGTCAAACGAATGTCAACAGGATTGTCGATAAGGTCATTACGTGTATAGGACTTCATTTCTGCGATCAGGTCTTCGTCATTGAGTTCAACAAGCCCGCTTTCGATTGCCTCTCGAGCGTCTGCGAGCATTTTACTCTTCGTTAGTGAGTTGGTGTTCCATCCGTATATTGACGGCAACGCTTGTCCTAGAGTCGTAGGCTTCCCTGTGGCACTCATGTAGAGATTTGCCCCGAGTTGCTTGGCTTTCAAGATTGCTTGGTCAAAACGGTTGTTCTCGATTGCTTGGATGCACCCTCCGAAGCGATTTCCCTGGGAGTATATTTCGTCACCAAACGCCTCTGGGAGAACATTGTTATCTGCAAACGTTGCGACGACTTGTGCAGGGATAGTGTCAAAGTCGATGAAGACAGATGTAGAAGAGTCTAGGCCAACACCACCTGCAACGTCATGACCTGAACCATATCTGTGGGCACGATTGTACTCACGAAATACTTTGAAACCAGCAATGTCTTTGATTGGTTGTGCAGCCGTCATTTTGTCCAATCGTTCACGGTCAAAGTACATATCTTTCGAAGCAGAAGGTCTACACATGCGTTCTCCCTCGAAGTCTTCATCGGTCAGCTTCATCTCCTCGATGTCCGCGACTGTATAGCGGTCCCATGTCGGGACTCCGTTTTCCATGATAGGGACGATGAAGATTTTCTTCCTAGGACTCTTCTTCTCCGTAACCAGTCGGTGAACGTTCCCCACCTCGGAAACGTAGTTACAGGTGTACACAAGCCCCCCACCTTTCTCAATACCAGTCCGTGCCTCTTCCATGTTGTCCCATATCGCCCGAGTGATAACAGCAGAGCGGAGTGTCTTGCGTGTCTCAAAATCGTTAAACCATATGAAATCAGGGCGGGCCTCTTCTTGCTTTGCTCCACGTTGGGAAGAACCGACAATGTCAGCGAGGACTTTCACACCGAGAGAAGTGGTGAACGCATCCTTTTTCTCTTCCCGTTTGAATACGGTTTTTTCAAAAGTGTTCGGGTAGAGTTCCACGATTTTCGGATTGACCAGCATGTTGTAAATATCCGTCACTGACTGTACGGCGTTGGTACTATCGTCGGAGAGAATCTTGAAATACTTTCGGTAATGGTCGGTGTCGTTGAGAATTGCAAAGGCAATAAAGAGTTGAGTCTTTACGTCTTTCCCTGCCCCACGGAAGGCGATGTTCACGAACGCATCAAGTGTTCCCTTGTATGCCTCGATATTACTCTTGTTCATCTCCTCATGGAAAGGAGCATCTTGGGATCCAAAGTATTGCGGGAAATGATAGCGTGACCACAAGTTGAACTTGAGGACTATTTTTTCAGTCGGCATAGATACGTCAAAGTTGAAAAGTGCAATCTTTTCTTTCTTTGTACCGTTGTCGAGTATATCTTTAATTGGATTTGAGGAAACCATCTATTGCGTTGTCCGCTTTATCTTTCGATTGCTTGTCTGGTACGAGAGATTCTCCAGCGGTAGTGATGTCAATTTTGTCTCCAAAACGCTTCGGCAACTTCTTTGAGAGGTTCCACTTCTTTGTGTCCACAATGAGTTTCGCACGAGCTACGTCAATGCTCTCATCTCTAGCGATTTCCTCGCATTCCTCAGCCTCTATTTCAGCACCAGCCTCCTTTGCCTTCACGTATTGCGCCGAAAACTCTTCATTGTGTATTGACCAATCAAAAATAGTACTTGCTTCCGGCATCTCTGGGTCACGTCCGATAGAGCGGACACTTTCACCTTTAGCAATGCGAGAGCATATATTCGCCGCAAGTTCAGCGTTGTACTTCGTTGGTCTTCCTTCCCCTGGACGTGGTGCGCGTTTTGTCGCTGTCATGGTTATACTATACTACCTTTCATCTCTTCAATCAACCTCCTACTCTCCCGTTGATATGCTATCCACCTCGACCGAGTGGGCTTTCCTGCTTTCCACTTTTCGAGGTTTT